TTCTCTAACTCCAATTAGTTTATTTTCTAACAGTTGTAAAGAGGTAACATCATAATATTTACCGTCAGGTAAGCAGACTTGGACTCTAGCATTTCCAGAGTGAAGGTTACCCTTCATCATCTTATCTAACACTTGTCGTAATAATCTTCCGTTCATTCTGACTTGAAATATATCCTATAATTTATATAATTCAAGTATGGGACTACCTAAAAAATTAACTAGTATGCAAATAAAATTTGCAAACCTGGTCGTGACTGAAGAAGGAAGAATGAGTGCAACTGATTGTGCAATCGCAGCTGGATACTCAGAAGACACCGCTCATGTTATTGCCAGTAGATTACAAAATCCAAAACACTTTCCTTTGGTTGTAGAATACATAGGTAAAAGACGATCCGAGTTGTTAAAAAAATATGACATAAGTTACGAAGGACACTTAACTGAATTAGGTAAACTTAGAGATGAGTTTAGACAAAACAAGGCATGGACTGCTGCAGGTAATATGGAAGTTTCACGTGGAAAAGCAGCTGGATTTTATAACAATCAACAAATTCATTTACATAAACACGAAAATTTATCTCAAGAAGAAATAGATGCAAAGGTTGTTGAAGCTCTTAAACACTACCAACCTATAATAGATAAGGATGCAGAAGTGGTTACAGACGAATTATCTTCTTTACCCAATGCCGAGGAATCATCGTCCGATCTCCAAAAGTAATTCCATCTTCATCTTTGTCATAAGACGCAAATATTTTAATATGGTTTTTTGTTTTTTCATACAACCAACCTTCGTTTACAGGTCTTGCTAATTTCATTTTATCGAATTCTTTTTCACTAGCCCAACCAGAATCAGATACACAATCAACCCACTCCACTCTAACTTTATGGAAAGGAATATCTGGTGTAGTTTCTGTGTTGATAGCTTTACGTCTTTTCTTTGGCATACCCACTTATATACCCTATAGAACTTTTTTCTAGGAGACATTTTTTAAATTTTTCAAAAAACTTTTGTTCGCGTACGGAAAATTGAATATTTGTAACATTTGAAAATGGCGTAAAATAAGGATTGTAACATGTGTAACATAGGCTTGTTACAATTTATGCTTAAATAAATGGCTATTATCAATACTTATTTAACATTGTAACATATATGAGCCTGTAACATGGTTTTGAAAATAAAAAAATATTTTTTTATTCTGGGGAAAAAGTTCTATATGATACATTTAGTTTAGAATTATTCTAAACTATCATAATATTTACTAACTCTTGCCAGCCATTTGTATTTGTAGTCTCTAAATTCATCATCAGATATCTCAAACTTCTGAAAATAGCCATCTTTTGAACACATTAACACCACACCTTGTTGGATCTCAGTTCTATATGTAAAGTTATGTGCGATTGCGTACCCTGCTAACTGCATAAAATAATCATCTATCCATTCTCTTTTTTTCGGCTTGTTTGTTTGCTTGAAATCCATTATGCTTTCGCGCCCATTGTAAACACCAACAACATCAGTCTGCCCTGCATATAAATCTGGGTACCAAACAGTGACCTCAGAGCCCCATATTTCGTCTAATTGACCTTTTATACCCTCCTCTATCACTTTTTCAGCCATCATCGTTGCTTGTTGCCCTATGTCCGTTAAATCAGCATAATTTTCCCCTAATAAATATCGTTCTAATACAGTATGCATTGCAGTCCCTCTTGCAGCTGCTTGGTCCATGATCCTCGTTGCCTCAGCATCGCCCACTTTAGCACGCCAATTGGCTAACGAATCTTGCTTTTCTTTTGTTTGGGTCTTGGACAGAATAGTCGTAACAGAAGGTAATTTTTCTCCAGAAACAGAGTAATGTCTACCTAAACCTTTAATCAATTCTCTTTGAGATTTAGGGTATTCAAATTTTTTATTCCATTTAAGTTCCCAGGTATTTTTATTAAATTCTTTCAGATCCTTATCTTCCATCATTTTCATCTTTCATAACTTTATTAATTATAAAGTAAGCTATTATCGCACCTAAAAATATAGCAAACATACCAAGAATAAACATACCTAATCCATGAAACATCGTCATACTCCACACATCCCTTCACATTCGTTATTAAATAAATCTAATTGATCTTTATCCTTAATATTAAATTCAGCTTCTCGCAAAGGTACGCAAGATCTGTGGATATAAAGATTATCTTTTACTTTTTTATTACCTTTTCTAATTACATCATCTATCTCGCATGCATTTTCAAATTCATCTGGTCTATTTGTTTTCATGTCATGCCAAAAATGATCATCATGAAAAGGACACCCAATACATGCAGACTTTGCGGGTCTCTTTAAATCTTTACCCTCATACCATTTTAAACAATCGTCTCTCGACATATTCTTTTCAATCAAAGGCCATCGGTTCTTTTGCCACCAATCTCTAGATGGTTTCATTCTTTGTATTTCATCTGTAGAAATCCCGATCCACATCTCAACATGTTCACCTTTTGGAAATCTTGCATACTTTTTTAAACCAACTAATCGTCTAGTCTTTGCTGCAATTGGAGTTATCTTGTATTCCCTAGTGCATTGTCTACGCAACATACCTTTTTTCTTAGACTCTGGATTCTTTGTAAAAAAAGGAGCAGATGCAAACCTGTTACCATTCTCACCCATAGCATTTAAAATATCATCTCTAATAGATGTACCCTTACCAGTAATATAAACAGGATAAGACAATTGAGTTTTTAACCATTCTAAATGTTCTAGAACGGGTTCGGGTTCCCAACCCGTGTCAGCAAATATAGCTGCGTCTGGTTTTTTACCGAATGCTCCTTGGTCCGCCATCAATGCCATGGTAGAACTTTGTACTCCTGCACCTAATGATAATATTCTAATTAGTGGTTCTTTATCAGTCATAATCTATTAAACTCCTCGTTACAGATTTTTTCATTTGTTTTTGTTTGTATAATTTGTGATTAGTTATATCAATAACTTTAGCCTTCACTTCTTCTCTGTTCAAATGTGAATAATGTTTAATAATATTATTTAAATCTTCTCTTTTAACATGAATGTATGGCAGTAATAACAAAGCTACATAGTACGCATCTCTAAACTGACAACGCCAACGCCATTGTTTTTTCCAACCAACCGTGTATGGAGTTTTATATCTTTTCTCATTAACGGTTCCGCAACCTAATAAATCTTGTACCAATAATAAGACTGACTTATCAGTCATTGCCATTTCCATTTTAATGTTCCAAGTTGGATATGGTTTTTTATTGTGAAATCTTTTTCTCATGTATTGTTTATATTGAATATGACCTTCACCATCAAATAGACCTGCGATGTATGCTGCACTAGTTTCTGATATCATCTCTAAACACCTGTATTGCTTTTAATTTTTCTTCTGCATCTGCAATTTTTTGTAACATCTTATCTACTTCGTCTAAATGTTGCGGATGTTCACCTATACCAACTGACTGTTCAAAATATATTTTTATTGTTGCATCTGCTTCGGCTATGTCAGCTTCATATTTTTTGGATAAAGCTTCAATCATTGCTGATTTTATACTCATAGTCTACTCCTCTCTTTATTGCATCTAACTCTGCTTTTTGTTGTTTAATTGTTTTACCCGCTCTTCTACAAGCATCTTGTAAAATTTTTTTCTGTTTTTCTAGATCTTCAATTCGTCTTGTTAGATCTAGAGGTCCCCGATCCTCGATCATTTGTCTCCTCCTCTACTTCTATTTCACCTTGGTTATCACAAAACTCACAATCAGCCCATTGTTCTTCATAAGCTAACTCGTAAGGAACTTTTACGAATCCATTACCTTTACACACATCACATATTTTTTTCATATCTTTCTTTCTCTTCAACTTTTTTTATACTCTTAATCATCTTATCATGAACATAAGATGGTTCATACCCCGCATAATTACATACCAGGTAAAAGTTAGAACTGGGTTGAGTAAACCAAGATCTTGCAATATCAATATCCGACCATCCATTACAGCACCTAACTTTATTTGTAACAGCATCATCTGCTGCTAAACTTAAAACCGCTCGCCAAAGTTTTAATTCTGGTTCAGGTTTTACAAAATCATCATTAGTTTTTAATCTTTGATAACTTGCCATTCATCTTCTCAGCTTTTTCATTAACTAAAATATTTACAGTCTGTGCTCTAGAAATCACTCC